GTAGGTTCTACAGGTGCTACGGAGGTTACAGTAACGTACCTTGATGACAACTTCAATCAGTATACTCAGGCTGTACCTATGGATGGTCAAACTGAGGTAGAAATGACTGAGCAGAATATTTCCTTTATTCAGAAAGCTGAAGTAATCAGCTCTGGTACTGGACTAGCTGCTGCTGGTGCTATCACCATTGCTGATGTAACTGGTGGTGGTGTTCATGCTGTCATTGATGCAGGTTCTAAAGAGTCAGGTAACTGTACTTGGAAAGTCCCTGCTGGTCACACTGGTTATGTTCATGGCTTCTGGTATGATGTAGATGCTGTAGCTGCTGGTGTTGGTACTGCTGAGATTGCTTTACAAGTAGCACACGCTGAGTCTTCTGGAGTTGCTAACTCAGAGACATGGCGAACTGTTGCTAAAGTAACTGTAGTAGAGAACGATAATGATATTGTTGCTGCTACTGGTGGGAATCAAAATAACAATGGTTCATTTTCCTTTCCTGGAAATATACCTTTTGTTGTTCCTGCTAAATCTATGGTACGTTTGGCTGCTAAATCGCCAGCTGCTGTAGCCGTTACTGCTGGCTTTAGTATGTCAGTACAAGGCTCAGGTTCTGGTACTACGATAACAGATAGTTAAACTGTGGGGAGGGCTAGTATAGACTCCCCTTTTTTTATAATAAGGAGAACAACTAATGGCAGACACAAGTAGAACTGTCACAGATATGGCAAGCAATCTGTTCCAAGACAGTCAGGCTGCTGGTTCTATCACACCTCAAGACCTTAGAGATTTCTTAGAGACTTGCCAAGTAAAACAAGGTAGCATATATGTAAGTACAGCCAGTGCTACAACTATTGCAGGACAAGCTAATGTAACTCCCAGTTCTCTCACCAACATGGTAGCAATAGAAACAGCAGCTACGTTTACTCTTAGTACAGCTCCAACGGCTAATGAGTTTGATATGAATACAGATGGACAGTTGAGGTACACAGGTACTCCTACGACTAATGTATTCTTTACAGCTTCAGTAATGCTGGAGATTGTAGCTTCTGCTGTAGACAAAGAGTTAGTATTTGCTGTAACAAAGAATGGAACAATAGTAACTGGTGCTAAAACTGGTGGTTTCTGTCCAGCAACTACAGTTAACTCCGTACCTATGTCTATCTCTGGCTATGCTTCTATGGCTACCAATGACTACTTAAACCTATGGGTTGGTAATGTTGATAGTACAGATAATGTATTGGCAAGGATGGCTCAACTTACAGCTCACAGTCTGGTAACTTAAAATGTCTTTTATATCCTTAACACCTATGACAGAGCTACAAGCAGTCAATCTGCTTCTGTCTGCTATAGGTGAAGCTGCTGTATCTAGTCTGGAAACAGCTACTACAGTAGAAGTAACTCAAGCTAAGAACTTGCTTTCTAATGTAAACAGAGCAGCTCAACAAAAGGGATGGCATTTTAATACAGAGTGGGACGTAGTGTTAACTAGAGATAGTGATGATAGGATACCTCTTAGTGAGTCTATTCTGTCTGTGTATCAGCCAGGACAGCTCATGACCATACGAGGTAGGTCTGGTAGTATGTTTGCTTATGATCTAGATAACAATACTTTTACTTGGACTAAAAATCTTAACAATGCTGTTACTATTACTCTCTTAGATTTCATAGATACTCCTAATACTTTTAGACAGTATGTAACTACTAGAGCTGCTAGGATTTTCCAAGAAGAAATAGTAGGACAGGTATCTGCTGAAACTGTAAATAGACAAGAAGAAGCAGAAGCTTATGCAGACTTACTGGATGATGATGCAGAACGAGCAGGACTTAATGTAGCTTATGGGACACTAGATATGTTAAATACAACTCAGATTCACCGGAAGTTATGGTAGATGCCATTAATTACAGAACAAATAAGCAACTTAATCAACGGGGTTTCACAGCAACCACCTAGTCTTAGACTAGCTTCTCAGTGTGAAGTACAAGAGAATGGGATGGTCACGATTGCTGAAGGTCTTAAGAAGAGACCCCCTCTAGAGCACGTCACAAAGCTTCATAACAAGACAGATTTAGATGCTAAAATTCATTTCATAAACAGAGACCCGTCTGAGCGATATGTAGTTACTATCACTTCAGACCAATTTGATAGCGCATTTGCTGCTGATTTCTCTGGTACAGAAATGCAAGTCTTTAGTTTAGATACA